AAGCGGGATATAAATGTAGTGAACACGAACATCAATTTAAATGGAATGGTTTTTTTGTGGAGTCTGGTAAGATGTTAATCAGAGTTTGGCAAGACGATCAAGACGGTTTAGTAGATGAAACTATCCTCGGTCCTGGTGAATTTACACAGGTAAAACCTGGTAAAGTACATCAATTTGAAGGTATCGAAGATGGTGTAGCGTTTGAACTATATTGGGCAGAGTTCAATCACAATGATATTGTCCGAAGAACTATAGGTACTAAGATATGACACCAGAAGAAATACAAGGTTATTTAATGATACTGTCACCATTAGCTATGTCTATTGTGGCTATGAGTATTTTCACATTACAAGATAAAAATGTAAAAACTTACAGACTTGGTGAGATTGCTAAAGACAGGAGTCCAAAGATTACTCCTGGAAAATTTGACATGCAAGCTACAGTACAATATACGAAAGGAGATAATACTTAATGGGAAAACATATAAAGACTTCTATGGATCAAAAGGTAATTGCTTACTTAGCCATAGAGGTACATAGGCTCGATCCTGATAATGAAACATTAAATAAGTTTAGATCGATGTTAACTGATACTGGTTATGAAATAGATAAAGTATTAAAAGAATATGAAAAAACGAAAGCGTACCCAACGCACTACAACACTGACGGAACGTGGAAAAACAAGGGCTCACAAGGAGTTGTTTGGCCATGACACGCCGTATGGTCATAAAGTACAAAAAGATAAAACCAAGATCATACCAAGAAAACAAAAAAATCTAAAGAAAATCCCACCAATAAAATACGAAGGTCCATGGTCAAAAGACCTAGATTTGTAATATAATTTCTAGTTATTAAAAAATATGTTTTTAGATCATTGTCATTTTGGTCTGCAATAAGTTGTAAAATAAAGCACTGGCACAGTATTACCTAATTAAATATTACGAGATGAAAGCTAAACTAGAAATCTGGAAAGCTGAGCATCCAAAAACTTGTAAATTCTGCGAAATTGCACGAGACCTTTCTATACTAATCGGAACAATTTGTATGCCTTTATTTTTAAGTATACTAGGACACTACAGCTACTACTAAAAAAACGAAAACTCTATAAGAGAAACTTGGAAAAATAGGGGACTTCGAGTATAAATATATTAGACTTGCTGATAATCAGGAGTCTAATGTAAACTTGCTTAATAAAGGAGGAAACTATGAACGCACTTACATTCCCAAGGTCTGCCTTTATCGGATTTGACCGTCTTTTCGATGAACTAAACTCAACACATTGGTCAAACATCGATAACTATCCACCACATAACATTGTAAAAACAGATGAAGATAAGTTCGCTATTGAACTTGCTATCGCTGGTTTTGGTGAGAAAGATATTGATGTCACAGTCAAAGATGGTGAGTTAATCATCTCAGGTAATACACAAGGCAAGAATGATGCTGAAGGCAAAGAGTATTTGTTTAAAGGTATCTCTGCTAGAAAGTTCAAAAAAACTTTCAAACTTCAAGAATATATTGAAGTCACCAATGCAGCCATTGCAAATGGTATGCTAGTAGTCGAATTGGAATACAAGCTTCCAGAAGAAAAGAAGCCTAAATCCATTAAGATTAATAAAGGTGAGCCTGAATATCTGAAAGGATAATCTAAAAAAAACTTCTAGTAGTGGTATAAATATATCAGGAGTTGGTACACTCAACTTAAAACAACCAACAAAGGATTATTATGTCACTACTAGAAAAACTTAAAAAAACTTCAACTGTCAAGTCAACGGCAGTACTCTCAGACTCAGCATTATTTAACAAGAAAGATATGGTTCCAACAGATATTCCTGTTGTGAATATAGCATTATCTGGTTCTGTTGAAGGTGGTCTGACACCTGGACTTACCGTTCTGGCTGGTCCATCAAAACACTTTAAATCAAACTTAGCTTTGCTTATGGCTTCAGCATATCTTAAAAAGTATGAAGATGCTGTATGTCTACTATATGATACAGAGTTTGGTATTACACCTGAATATCTGGAAAGCATGAATGTAGACCCACAAAGATGTATACATACACCTATAGAACATGTAGAACAACTTAAGTTTGATATTACAAAACAACTAGAAGAAATACAGAAAGGTGATAAGGTTATTATTGTAATTGATTCTGTAGGTAATTTAGCTTCTAAGAAAGAACTTGAAGATGCACTTGATGGTAAGTCAGTTGCTGATATGTCAAGAGCTAAAGCACTTAAATCATTATTTAGAATATGTACACCTTATCTTACAACAAGAGATATACCACTTGTTGCAGTAAACCATACATATAAAGAGATTGGTATGTTTCCTAAAGACATTATGTCTGGTGGTACAGGTATCTATTACTCAGCAAATCAAATCTTATTTATGGGTAGGCAGCAAGAAAAAGATGGTACTGAAGTATCAGGTTATAACTTTATGATGGGTGTAGAAAAATCTAGGTTTGTAAGAGAAAAAACAAGATTACCGTTGTCAATATCATGGGAAGGTGGTATCAATAAATGGTCAGGTCTTTTAGATATAGGCTTAGAACTTGGATGGGTCACTAAACCTTCTGTCGGTTGGTTTGAAGGTACAAATCCAAAAACAGGAGAAGTATTTTTAAAGAAAAGAAAAGCAGAAACAAATAGTTCTGAGTATTGGATTCCATTGCTTAAAGCTGGATTTGCAGATGCAATAAAAGAAAGGTATGCAATTGGTTCTATAAAATCAGTAGTAGAGGAACATGTCGAAGAAACTATCGAAGAAGATACAGCCGCTGATAACGATTAATGATCAGCCATACTTACATTTAGATTTACTTAATGAAGACACAGCTAAAGAAATTCATGAAGAAGTGGTATGGGGTATGTCCCAAACTGACAATACTATTTTTAGCGTTGGTGATGACTATAGTCGTGGTGATGCTTATACCAGATTTTTTGATTCGGAGTTTCTGGATGTAAAATATGCTAGAAAACAATTAACAGAACATGAAGAAAATAGAATTAAGGCAATACAGGTAGATGATTTTAAAAAGCAAAAAATTATGGAAAGGTATCTTAAGTTTGCTAAAGGTGCTTATTACCCATGGAGAGATGTATATCCAATCATGTATTCTCAATGGAATGAACAAGAGCAAATACATGGTAAATACATTCCAGAAGAAGCAAAGAAATTATTTCCAGGTACAATTAAATGGATATGGTCTAAGCTACCATTTAAACAAATTGGAAGAGTAAATATATTTGGTGTGGATAGTTCTCAGCATATTACAGTACATAGAGATAACAATCCATTTGTAATGTCAGTAGACCACCATTCAATTATGTTAAGTCCTGCAAGAAACAAGAGGAGTTTTATTTATGATCAGGAAAATGATAAAAAGTATTATGTTGATAGCAATTGTTATGTATTTCATGACCTTAATTATCATGGTGTTGACCCAAACCCTGAATGGACCTATACAATTAGAGTCGATGGAATATTTACAGATGAATTTAAGCATACAATAGAATATAGGAGACCATGGCATGTCAAAAAATAATCCAAAGAATTTTAAACCATACATAGACCCTGAAGGTGGTGAATGGATTCAAGTCACAGGTAAAGGTCATAAATATGAAGGTGTTATCTGGAGACCTGTAGATATGGAACTAAAAGAAGATAAGTTTAATTTTATGGTAGAGTTTCTTACTATAGAAGATGCTGAAAAGTATGCAAGAGAAGATAAGTTTCAGGCAATGGCATCAGATATAATTGCTGATATATTAAATGTTAAAAAGAATGAAAGTCCGAGTATAATCAAACCATGAGTGTTGATTCAACAGAACTAAGAAAAGGTATCTTATACAATATGATGGTCAATGAAGACTATTGTAGAAAAGTTGCACCATTCCTTAAAGATGATTACTTCACAGAAAAGCATGAAAAGGTTGTGCTTGAAGAAATTATAAGATACTTCAATAAGAATAATGCATTACCTAGTTCTGCTGCACTTAAGATTGAAGTTGAATCAAGAACAGATCTAACTGAACCAATCTATAACTCTATACAAGAATTCTTAAGTAAAGATATTCAGCCAATCAATAAAACAGATTGGTTAGTAAATAAAACAGAACAATGGTGTCAAGAGCGTGCTATTGTAAATGCAGTATATAAAGCCGTTAATGTTATTGGTGGTGATGACAAGAAAACTCCAATGACAGCATTACCTGAATTATTACATGAAGCAATTGGTACTTCATTTGATAAATCTGTAGGTCATGATTATACAGAAGAAGTTGAAGAAAGATGGGATTACTATAACAAGAAAGAAAACAAATTAGAAACCGGCCTTGAACATTTTGATTACATATTACGTGGTGGTATACCTGAAAAAACACTTGGTGTTATTATGGCTGGTACTGGTGTAGGTAAATCTTTATTCATGTGTTCTATATCATCAAGTTTACTTGAA